TTGTGGATAAGCTTGGGCGTGAATGGTCGCCTGAAGCTTACATAAATATGAATATACGCACTACTGTTGCCAATACGGCTCATCAGGCACAGTTTGACCGTATGGATGATTATGACCTTAATCTTGTCGAAGTCTCCAGTCATTCGGGTGCACGTCCGAAATGTGCCAAAGACCAGGGTAAAATCTTCAATCGCAGTGGCAAAGGTGGAGTTACTGAAGATCTCAACGGAAAGAAGATCCGTTACTATGCGTGGAGCGAATCTTCTTATGGAGAGCCTGACGGTCTGCTTGGTATCAACTGCGGTCATCAGATCTATCCATTTGTTCCCGGTATATCCCGTCAGACATATTTCCCCTATGATGAAGAGGAGAATAATGAGCTGTATCAGAAGATGCAAAGGCAACGTGAGCTTGAACGGCGTGTGCGAAAGTCAAAGCGTGAGTGCTTGACGCTTGAGAAGCTTGGCGATGCCAAAGGTCTTGAAAAGGCTTCTGTTACTCTGAAACAGCGTCAGGATGCATTGAAGCAATACTGCTCTGACAACGGTTTAAGTTACAAGCCCGACAGAACCGCTGTTGTGGGATATAACAGGGCTGTGGCAGGAAATGTGAGAAAATCGTTGACTTCGGTTAAAACCAGTCAGTATTTTAGAGCTATCAAATACGGCGAAAGCACTACTGTTAAGCGTGGAAGCGTGGAACTCACAATGCGTCGTGTAACCACCACAAATAATAATATAAGCGTTTCTACAGGTTGCAAGCTTAGCCGAAAACAGCTACATAAGATTGATACTCAAACAACTAAAGCAATAAAAAAACTCCACGCTGTGGGTGCGGAGAATCTACCGTCAATATATGTTGTAAATCACAATGAAATGCAAACAAATGCTATTGCTTCATATAATGCTGTGAAAAATATCCTCATGATTGATGAGAAATTCGGTGGGAATTTTAAACAGATAGCAGATTTACAGCGTGACGGAGCTTGTCCCGACAATCCAATCAGTACTGCTGTGCATGAATTACTGCACTGGAGCGATGCACAGGAATATCGGAAATATCACGGTGAAATTACTGAGGATAACTATTGGGAGTATATCGAACATCTCAATAAGAACCGAAAAATATCACTTGACAAACTTGAAAAAAGCGGTTATAATGTGCATAATATAAGTACTTATGCTGAAGTTTCCTATAAAAATGGAGATTACGATGAAGTGTTTACAGAATACCGAGTAAAAAAACTGTTGAGGTGATATTATGAGAATATACTTTACTGATGAAATGCGAAAATTAAGGACTATATATGAGCCTTATTTAGTGAATGGTATATTAAGAAAAGACGCTCCGCAAGAAGCTGTTGATGCTGAAAAGAAATTTATGGAATTATTTGATAAGGAAAAACAAAGAACTGTGGATTTAATTCTGCATTAAAACCGCTCCTGAGTGAGCGGTTTTCTCATACCCTAAAACACGAATTTAAACGCTCTTTTAAGAGCGTTTTTATTATGCTTAAATTTATGAAATGAGGTTGTTATTATGTATGGATTTTCTTACAGCGGAGCTTTGGATTGCTTAATTGTGCGTCCCCCTCGCCTTGTATCGGATTACAGTATGTATGTTGCCGGAATTCTGCACCGAAAACGCTACGGCACAATGAGAAGAAAGAGAGGTTAAAACATGGAAAAGTACATCGGTACAAAAGAAGTCTCAGCAGAGCCTATGCAGATGGGCGGCAAGGACGGCTACAAGGTCAAGTATTCTGACGGATATGAATCCTGGTCACCGAAAGAAACGTTTGAAGCTTGTTACAGGGAAACATGTGCAATGACGTTTGGTCAGGCACTGGAACTCATGAAAAGAGGCTGCAAGGTGGCTCGGAACGGCTGGAACGGCAAGGGACAGTATATTGAACTTGCAAATAATATTAGCTATATCAATGCTGATGGTGACGTTGTAAATGCTGATCACGATGTAATTGGAAACAAAGCTATTGCTTTTGTAGGTACATCAGGCGTGCAGCTCGGTTGGCTCGCAAGTCAGGCAGACATGCTTGCTGAAGATTGGTGCGTAGTCGCATAATGTTAATTCAAGGCTATAAGCCTTATTTTTATGCCCTGAACACGGCATAAAACTATTCAAATAAATTTTACGGAGGAAAAAACAATGGATCAGAACACAAACACAGCTCCTCAGACAGGAGCAGAACAGGCTACAGAGCCGAACATCCCTACACCGGCAAAGGCTGAAACCACTCCGGAACCTAAGCCCGAGCCGAAGTCAGAGCCTGTTAAGGCTGCAGACACTCCGACAGCTGAGGAACTCGCAGAGTTCCGTAAGTGGCAGGAAACTCAGAAAACCGATGCAGAGAAAAATGCAGCAGCTATCGGTAAGGCAGAAAAGGCAAGGGATGCAGCCGAAGCCAGAGCTGCAGCAGCTGAGCTGAAGTACACTGCCCTGAGTAAAGGCGTAACAGCTGAAGCTCTTGACGATGTTATTGCTCTTGCAAAGACCAAGATCAGCGATAAAGTATCAGCTGAGCAGGCTATCGAGGATATTGTAAAGAAATATCCGGCATTTAAGGGTAGCACCGGCACAACCGGTATTGACACACTGAACAATTCTCCCATTATGGATACGGATGATGCCAAAATCCGTCGTGTGATGGGACTGCCCGAAAAGAAATAAGGAGGTTTTAAGCTATGGCTAATTCAATTTCAAAGTTTAAGAAGTATATCGATAAGCTCGATGAGGTCTATGCCTTATCGTCTCTTACCGCAAAGCTCGACAGCGACAGCTCTCTTGTCAAAGCAGGCGCAAACGCTAATGAGATTATTATTCCGAAGCTCAGTATGGATGGTCTTGCTGATTACTCACGTAACAGCGGATACGTGAAGGGTGATGTAACCTTTACAAATGAGACCGTTGCTTACAATTATGACAGAGGAAGAAAATTCGATATCGATGCTATGGATAACGAAGAAACGGTCGGTCTTGCATTTGGTAAGCTCTCCAGTGAGTTCATCAGGACAAGAACCATTCCTGAAATGGATGCGTTCCGTTTTGCAACATATGCTGCAGCTAAGGGTATTTCAACAGTTGATGGAGCTCTGCTTACTACAGGCGAGCAGGTTGTTGCTGCACTTTCAGCTGCTGTCGCAAAAATGGATGAAGATGAAGTTCCTTCCGAAGACAGACACCTGTTCATTACTCCTGTAGCACTCAGGCTTGTAAAGGATATGGATACAACCAAGTCAAAAGAGGTTCTTGAAAGCTTCGCTTCTATCACAAAGGTGCCCCAGAACCGCTTCTATACCGCAATTAAACTTAATGACGGTACTACTTCAGGTGAAGAAGCAGGTGGCTATACAAAGGCAGACGGTGCAGCAGATATCAATTTTATGATCGTGCACAAGACAGCAGTAATTCAGTACCCTAAACACGTTGTAAACAAGATTATCGAGCCTGAGGCAAATCAGGAAAGCGATGGCTGGCTCTTCTTCTATCGTGCTTATGGTCTTGCTGATGTATATGAAAATAAGACAGCCGGAATTTATCTTCACAAGAAACCCGTTTAATGGAGGTGTGAATTATGGGTAGAATCGTAGGTATTACATACGCTAAAGCAATTGAACCTGATGCCAAAGAGCAGGAGAACAAGAAGATTCCTGAAGCACAGGGAGAAGTCGAAGTTCCTGAAGAAAATAACGTGCAGGAACCGGAGAAACCTGCACGTAAAGCCAGAAAAAAGGTTGAGACTGAAAAGGATGAGTAATCGTGCTTGATTTCTATAAAAACGTTTGGCACGGCAGCTTCGATGGCGCCGATGAGGAGCTTACACAGCTCCTCTCCCGTGCATCCGATATTGTAGATAATGCAATTTGTATGAGCGGATATACCGTTAGCACAGTTCCTGAAATATATGGTGAGCGTGTAAAAAAAGCTATATGTGTTCAGACAGACCACATCATTTTTCTGGGTGGCATTGAAAGCATTACAGAGGGATCATACAGCTCTGTTTCTCTTGGAAAGTTCAGCTATTCAGATAACGCTTCAGGCGAGTCTAAAAACTCTTCAGCAACATCGTTATGTGATTTGGCTGAAAACTACCTTTTGCCTACAGGGTTGCTTTACAGAGGAGTGAGCGTTTTATGAGACCTATCCCTAAAAAACTGCTGATACATTCAGCTGAGCTTAAAGCTGTTGAAAAAGATGAATGGCAGGAAGAAACGCTGACAACCGTCGCTGATCTTAAACACATTCGTGTTGAACCAGCCTCCAAGCTTGTTACCGATAAGCAGAACAGGCAGATAACAATTACTGCTGTAATGTTCTATGACTGCCGTAACAGCCGCCCAAAAGCCGTTGAGTTTGCTCACGGTCAGAAAATATGCTGGAATGGTAAGACGTATTCTGTTGAAGTTATTGAACCCTTATACGCTGGTAACAGGCTTCATCATTATGAGCTGGGGCTGGTATAATGGATATAAAGGTTACTGTAAAACTTAATCAGGCAGCAGTAGAGGCGAAGATTAAAGCAGCATCTGAAAAGGCTACAGTAATTGTTTCTCAGCAAGCGTTAAAGGATTGCAACAAATACTGTAAGCAAGACCAGAGCGGACTTATAAACAGTAGTTTGATTCACAGTGATTTTACAAAAGGAATTCTCTGCTGGAGAGTACCATATGCTCGTAGACAGTATTACCTTGATGCAGTGCGCAAAGATATTAACCCTAATGCACGAAAAATGTGGGCGCATCATGCGGCAAGCGTACACGGTAATGAGTGGCTTAAAGCTATGCAAGCAGCATTATCACGCTATGTAAAGGAGGAATAACTGTGCAGACTGAAATATTAGAATATTTTTCGAAGCTTACCAAAGCAGAAATAGGACAGCTTCCTGAAAACGGAGGCTTTGTTTTGCAGATGGCACCATCTTCATCAGGCACAGCGTATCTTGATGGATCAAGTGATGACAATATGTCATTGTTATTCTTATGCAAAAATAAATCTCAGAAAGAAGCAATTACAACGCTTGAGAATGTTTGCAATATCCTTACTCGAAACAAACGTCATTCTTTCGGAATATATAACATTTACGTTGCAACTCAGCCTAATTATGTCGAAAAAGCGGGCGAATTTTGGATATATTCCTGCATAATTAATTTTAAATATCATAATAAGGAGGCGTTATAAATGTCTGACACAACCGCAAAGCCTGAAATTGCGCTGAATTATGGCTATGCATTAAAAATCAATACCACTCCTGAATCTGAAACATCCACAATGGCGGAAATCAAAAAAGGATTTGATAATATTACTGAAGCACTGAATGAAGTGCTTTATCAGGCATCTTTCCTTGGTGATGGTGGATATGGTTCAACGGAGGTCGTAGGTGGTCAGTTAACCGTGACACTTACGGGTATGAGATATGTAGGTGACGCAGCACAGGATTATATTTTCAGTGATGCTGTATATTACAATTGGGGCAAAGCTCGAAAAACCGATGTTGAAATGTCCTGTCCGGACGGCACTGCTATCACTTGTCCCGTTACACTTGCAAAAATCTCTCGTTCGGGAGGTGCTGCAAATAACGGTACCGCCATTTCCGTAGAGATTCATTTCAACGGAAAGCCAAATATTAAGAGTGGAGCTGCATCTGCTTCCTCAACATAAAAGAAATATAAATCAACACTCCGGGAAACCGGAGTGTTTCTTGTATAAGGAGGTTCGATTATGGCTTTTCAGATAAAAAAACAGCGGAAGTTAATTGAGGATATTGAGCTGCTTGCTGATGATGACTCAGTTGCTATGACGCTTCATGTAGAGATCAATATTGATGCAATTGCAAGAGAATACAGACTTACTCAGGCAAAACTTGCGGCTGCACAGAAAAAGGCAGCTGAACAGTCAACTGAAGCACTTGAGGAATATGGTAATGCGGTTATTGCAATGTTTACTCTTATTCTTGGCGAGGAAAATACAGAAAAAGCTCTTGAGTATTTTGAGAACAAATACAGTGAAATGGCTATTCAGCTTATGCCGTTTGTGACAAACGTTGTACAGCCTGCAATACAGCGAAGCGTAGAGGAAAAAAGAGCTTTGCTTGCTAATAATTATCATCTCTCCAGACGGCAGAAAAGGAAGCTTGGACTGTGATTTTTGATATTACCAAGCCACTTCCTCGCCGCGTTGAATACAATGGCAAAAAATACGCTCTTGATCTGAGTTATAACAGAGTTCTTGATGTTTATGCATTGCTTCGTGATAACGAGTTGTTCAATGAAGAAAAAAACGCATTTGCTCTTGCCATACTTGTGAAAGAAAGCAATCCACCGTTGGAGCTTCTCAAATTAATTTTTGATGAATATCTCAGCATAACAAAAAGGTCTAATAAAAATAACGGGCTTCGTACAGTTGATTTTCACCAGGATGGAATTTATCTGTATTCTTCATTTATGCACGATTATGGAATTGATCTTATAAAAGAGCGAAATCGACTGCACTGGTGGCAGTTTGTTTCACTATTTCAAGGTCTTTCCGAAAGTACGAAAATGCGTGAAGTAATGGGAATTCGAAGCAGAAAAATTCCTGAACGAAATAAACATAATGCGGAATACATCGACAATCTGCTTGAGCTTAAGCAGTACTATGCACTGAGATTTTCACAAGAAGAGCTGGAAGAAAATTTTCGTCTTGGTCTTGCTAAGCTTGCTGAAACACTTAAAGCGAGGGCAAAACAATGATTAAAATTAAATGCCCTATATGTGGCAAAACCCTCTTATTCTTTGAGGGGAAAGGGAAAATTGAAATCAAATGCACTCGCAAAGGGTGCGGTAAAGTAATCCGATATACAAGTGACGAAGAGAGCATAAAGCACACGATTGTTCGGGAGTAGCAAAATGCCTGTCATAAAGGCAGGTGATTTTTATGCCGGAAGTAGACGGCGAAGTGTTATATCAGGTCAGAGCTGATACAAAAGAACTCCCAAAAGATTTGAAAAATGCAAACAATGAAGCTGAGAAGGGTGCAGAAAAATTAAAAACCATAGCAGGCGGTGCAGCTAAGGCAGTTGGCGCAAGCTTTTTAGCTGTTGGTGGCAGTGCTGTTGCTGTCGGCACATATGCCGTAAATGCCGCTAATGATATGGATAAGGCTATGAACAGCTTCATAGCTTCTACAGGAACAGCAGTTGAAGAAACCGAACGTTATCAACAGGTGCTGGAAAACATCTATGCCAATAACTATGGCGAAGATTTTCAGGACATAGCTGATAGCATGGCTGTGATACAAAAAAACATTGATGGTCTATCCGATGAGCAGCTCCAACAGCTTACCGAGTCTGCATTTGCACTGCGTGATACATTTGAATACGATATTGCAGAATCCTCAAGAGCTGCAAAAGCAATGATGGATAATTTCGGCATATCGGGCGAAGAGGCTATGAATCTTATTGCTGCAGGTGCTCAGAACGGTTTGGATTATTCTGGAGAACTTATTGATAGTATCAATGAATATTCCGTACAATTCGGTAAGCTTGGATTTACTGCAGATGATATGTTCAAGATTTTTCAGAAAGGCTCTGAAAGCGGAGCTTGGAATCTTGATAAAGTCGGAGATGCCATCAAAGAGTTTTCTATTCGTGCAATTGATGGTTCAGATAGCACAAACGCAGGTTTTACTGCAATAGGACTTAATGCTGATGTAATGGCATCAAAGTTCGCTAAAGGCGGTGACAGCGCCAAAAAGGCATTTCAAGAAACACTTAAGGCAATATCCAGTATAGAAGATCCACTTGAGAAAGATGCAGCCGGAGTTGCATTATTCGGAACAATGTGGGAAGATCTCGGTCCTGAAGCAGTTGAAGCTCTTGCTAATATTGAGAACGGCGCTTATGACGCAGGTGATGCACTTAACGAAATCAAAGAGGTAAAATACAACGACCTCGGTTCAATGCTTGAAGGTCTGAAGCGTTCTGTTGAGCTTCTTGTTCTACCACTTGGCGAAATGCTGATACCAGTACTTGATGAGATTGTACAGGAAATACTTCCAATATTGCAGGAACAGCTCCCGGTTATCATTGAAAGTTTTAGTGAATTTCTGCCACCATTATTGCAAATGGCGCAGGAGCTTCTGCCTGTTATCCTTGATCTCATTACCCAGCTTACGCCGATAATAACACAGCTCATGAGCGAGGTTATGCCGGTATTGCTTGAATCGATTCAGTTGTTAGTTCCAGTTGTTCTTCAGATAATTCAGGAACTGCTACCTCCATTAATTGAATTATTTTCTCAGCTTATGCCTATTATCGTAGAACTTGCTACAGCGCTGATCCCACCATTGGTGACTGTGTTTGAGGAACTGATGCCTCCACTGCTTGAGCTGATAGATCTGCTTCTTCCACCACTGATACAGCTCATGAATAATTTGATGCCTGTTATCGAAGCACTAACACCAATTATTCACGCACTGGCGCTTATGTTCAGTGATGTGCTGAAGAAAGCAATTGAGCTTGTTACTCCGATACTTGAAAGCATTACTGATATTCTGAATGACGTGATTGATTTCTTAGTCAATGTTTTTACCGGGAACTGGGAAGGTGCTTGGAACAGCATTGTTGAAGTTTTCAAGGGAATTTTCAATCTTATACCTCAGGCTGTCGAAGCAGCAATTAATGGTGCAATAGGCATTATAAATAAGTTGATAAACGGCATTAACGATATTACTGAAGAAGTAGGAATAAATGCTATTCCTACTATTGGTGAAGTAAGTCTGCCACGCTTCCATACGGGTGGCATTATTGATTTCAATGGATACAGTGAAGTTCCTATACTGGCTAAACCCGGTGAAATGGTACTTACAGAAGCTCAGCAGAGAACACTTTTTGATATTGCTAACGGTTTGCATTATCCTATACAACCGGCAGCATATAACACCAATAACAATAACCAGAAACAAATTATAATAAATAATAATCAAACGTATTATGTCCGTGATGATAACGATATAGAGCGTATTTCTGAGGATATGGATGCTCTGGAAAGACGTGTTTCAGCCGGAAAAGGAGAGTGAGATCAATGTACTTTACATATAAAGATATTTCTTCTATTGAAAAAGGGTTGCGTCTGATTGAATTCTCTCCCCCTTCCAAAGCTGAAGAAAAGACAGAAAATATATCTATTCCCGGACGTGCTGTTAGCAGGACAACTTATAAAAGAGAATATAAGAACTCAAAAAAGCCATTAAAGTTTGCACTTTTCGATCGTAGTAACTACAGAGATATCTTGGCGTGGCTTGATGGTACAGGAAAACTTGTTTTCAGCGATGAGCCTAATAAATTATATTCTGTACATATGTCTGGTGAAGCAGTTTGTACACGAATAAGTGATGATATAATTGAGGTAGAAACAGAGGTTACTTTTGAACCTTTCGCTTATTCTGCAACTCCCACAACCGCCGAAATTGCTACAGTCTACACAGCCGTAGAAAACATCGGAACAGTATTCAGCGAGCCGATTTTTGAAATAACCTTGCAGAAAAATGACGCTCCTATCTTGATGGGCGATGTCAACTTTGACGGCAAGGTAACTCCTACCGATGCGTCGTTAGTTCTTGCTGAATACACGAGAATTGAAGCAGGAGAAGAGCCTACATTCACGCCTGAGCAGTTTGCGGCAGCGGATATGAACGGAGACGGGCTTATTACTCCGTCAGACGTTGCGGCGATAATGGAGGTCTACAGCGAAAGTGCAACTGAAAATCCCAATGCTCCCGCACAGAACATCGTGCTTGACGTAAACGGGGAAAAGCTCACTGTCGGAATACCCAATGCGGTAATAAGCAACGGATTTACAGTAACAGTTGACTGCGGTCTGAAGCTAATCTATTACACTGCTGCAGACGGCTCAAAGGTTAATATTCTGCAGTACAGCTATGGTGATTTGCCGTTGCTCCATACAGGCATTAATTACATCAAATACACCGGCGAAAACGTCAGCTCGCTGACAGTAACCGTTAATGAGAGGTGGCGATAATATGACAGGCACAGGAACACAGGCAGATCCTTACATTGTCGAATCGTGGGAGGATTTCAGAACTGCTGTCGGAACTTCGGGAGCATACGTTGAGGTAAAGCCAAATACAGTCTGGAATTTCAATGAGATAGCTCCTACTGGTCTCGCCGAAACAACAATCAGGTGCGCTCAGATTAACGGAAACGACTGCGAGCTGTGGCATCCGTACGTCAGGGACCATTTCTTGTTCTACAATTCGTCTGACGCAATTATCAACAAACTTCACCTTTTTGAATTCAACGTTGAGGCTGGCTCTGCAGGAGCCGGAATTTTTCGAACTTCGACCATTCATACTCAAGGTAAATGCAGTTTGTGTCAATTTTCAGGCACAGTAACAGGAGCGAGCTATTCTTATTTTCATCAGGCAAGCCACCAAGCGTCCGATATCTATTACAACTGTTCGTTCGACATCAAAGCTGTCGGTAATTTCGAAATGGTCTGGGGCTCATATATGGACTACCCGAAGTTCACTGACTGCAACATCAAATTAGACTGCTCTGCCGTAACGCTGACACAGGGAATGGGACTTGTAAAAAGTCAGCTTGAATATTCGGCTGACACTGCAATTCAGCTTTATATTGATGTTGGCTCAGCGTTGAGTGTGATCTATCCGAAAACAAAGGGAGGCTCAATTTTGAACGACGCGGGAGCTTCGGCTCTTATCCTTGCTGACAGCTCAGGCATCAGCTCTGACACAACCGTTACGAATGTGACGCTCTGCACTCCCGAACAGCTTAAAAACGCAGAGTATCTCACCAGCATCGGATTTTTAACGGGAGGGTGACATATGGCTTGGACAATCCAAAATGGCAAGCTGACTAACACCGAGTTTATCGCAATGCCCGAAAGTCCGTTGACTGCTCCGCTAACCGCAAGCGTATGGCGCATAGATCCACTTGTCAACAACGGCAGACCTTATCACGATAATATGATAGGACTCCCAAAGCTCAATGTCTACATAGAGCCCTCAGAACCTGCTATACACGTTTACAGTCCGCTTGAAACTGACTTCGAGCACAACGGTCTTGCTATCATAGATGCTTCAGAGTGCGAGGTGAGACACGAAGAAAACGGAATGTATGCCGTATCAATGACAGTACCGCTTGACGACAACGGCAAGCATAATCATCTGAAAAAATGGGCGTATCTTCGCATTCCGATTAAGTATCACGGACGGATTAACAATCAGCTATTTTATATCAAGGAAGTTAACAGAGCTATGGACAGTGCAGGCAACTGCACTATCCATCTCGAAATAGAGCACGTTTTCTATCTGCTCGCTAACTACTGCTACTACAATAAGAGCTTCAAAGGCTTTACAGGTCAGGAAGCGCTTAACACAATGATTTCGCAGTATGGAATGTACGGCGAAAATTCGCTTAATATTCCATTCGTTGCGACCTCTGATATTTTGAAATATCGAACGGCTGTGTATCACGATATTTCCCCCGTCAACGCCCTTTTGGGCGCTGACAACTGCTTTATTAACCTTTACGGAGGCAAGCTCTATCGTGATAATTTCCGTTTTTCCATCAATGAAGAAATGGAGAGCTACAAAACGACTGGAGTCATAAGCTACGGCTATAATATGACCGAAATCGAGTTCACAGAGGACGTTTCAGAGTGCGTGACTTGGCTGAGAGCCTATGATAATTTCGGCAACAGTAAAATTATACAGCGCAACGATATCCCCAATGAGTCTATGCCACATCACATTTACAAGGTTGTGCAGTTTTCCTACTCTGAGAACGACAAGGAGCAGTTTGAACGTGATGCTCAGGATTACTTTGACAGGTACAGCGTGCCTCAGGTCAATATTAAGGTCAAGTTCGCAGAGCTGACTGATTATGATCTATATAAGGACTTTCTCGACCTTGCAGACTTCGAGGTCGGTGATAAGGTTATAATCTATCACAAAGACCTCGATATTAACTACGGAAATCTTGAAATCATCAGCAAGACTTACGATGTGGTTAACAAGAAAACGCTTGAAATCGCAATCGGAAGCTTTAAGAACTCTGTCGCACGCTCTGCTTATATGGGCGGAACGATCTCAACAGGAGCATCAGCGGTCGATAAACAGCTCAATGCTCTGCAGTCGCAGATCAACGAGGTTGCATTTGATGCTTATATACAGACACCTATAACAACCATTGACGGCAAATATCTAACTACATCAGACGGAAAATATCTTATCTATGCAAAGGAGTGATATTATGGCAAACAATCCCATCCCTTACAACACCAACTTGACAGAGAGCCAGCTTGAAACGGCATTTGACAACGCTTTAAATGCTGTGCCTCAGCTCTCTGACGACCTCACTGCAGAAATAGCACGAGCAAAAAAAGCAGAAGAAAAGTTGCAGAAAGACACCTTCGGAGTGCCTGAGGGACGAGTGACTTCGGGGAGTAATATGGACGACTACACGACCAACGGAGCGTATCTTTGCCTTTCCAGCGCAGTCGCTAAAACACTTGTCAATTGCCCTGTTGAGGTGGGTTTTCGCATAGAAGTCAAAGCTCTCGCAGCGGGAGCGGAAAGATTTGTGCACATCTTATATCCTAATGTAGACAGCGATGTTGCTTTTTTCACACGCCGTCTTGTCTCGACAGGTTGGACGTCTTGGTATGCGGTTACGGGAACGGTAGCACCTGTTATCAACACAGTAACTTCTGCTGCGGAAACGGAGGAAATATGAAAACACGGATTTTAAAATTGTTAACAGTGAAATCAATTGTAACAATCATTTTAACCGTTGTATTTGCTTATTTATCTGCTACAAATAAAATAGGCACTCAGCAGTTTATTATGATATATACCACAGTGATTGCGTTTTACTTTGGAACACAGCACGAAAA